CCCACCGATTGTGCATCCGGTTGAGGTTCTGCTCGAAGCGCTCGGCGGCCTCCAAGGTAGACTTGTCGAGCGTGCCGAGTTCGGCCTGCAGCTTCTTCACCGCCTCGCGGATCGGACCGTTCAAGCTGCTGGCGACAATGCCGACGTCCGGTGTACCGAACAGCAACATCGACACCCGAGCGCGCTTCTGCGGGTCCGGGATGCCTCGCAGGCCTTCCATCGCCCGTTCGATGGCGGCTTCCATGTTGGGCGCGTTGACCAGATCCTCGGCGAGTTTGCCGAGGTTCATGTTCTTCAACTCGCCATAGGCCTGTCCCCAGCGCTGGCGCAGGTCGACCATGTTGCCGGCGAACTGGTTGATCGCACCCTTCATCGTGTCGGCCGACACGCCGACTTTGCCACCGAGCTCGGACAGCGTGCGTAGCTCGTTGGCCGTCAGCCCGATCTGCCTTGCCGTCTGACTGAGGTCGCGGGTCGAGCCTGAGAAGCCCTTCAGCGCCGTGACGACGCCTGCCACGGACAAGGCCGCCCCAAACCCGCCGATGCCGATCTTAGACAGGATCGGCTCGAAGCCGCCGAGGACGCCTCGAACCTTCGAGATCTCCTCGCGCGCGACGCCCCAATCCTTCTTCCAGGTCGCCCCGTGTTTGGCCGTCTCATCGCCGACGCTCTTCAGCCCCTTCTGGAGCTTGGAGAGCGGACCGGTGAACTGATCCTCGACGGTGGCGACGATCTTGAGCTTGTCGTCAGCCATCGTCGTCCTCGGGCGGGGCTGGCCGCGGCGTCAGCGCCAGGGTGCGGGCCATCAGGTGGGCCACGGTCGCCGGCGCCATGGCGCCCGGCGGTTCGCGGAACGGCCACGCGTGGAAGACGAGGCCTAGGCGGAGGCAGTCGTCGACGGCGCCGGCGGCAGGGCCGCCCACACGAAAAAACGGCTGAGCTTCGTGCCCAGCGCGAGGATGTCACGTGCGCCGATCTTCTTCAGCACGGAGGGCGGCGTCGCGGCGAGGTCGGAGACCAGCGGGAAGAACTGATCGGCCGACAGACCCTCCAGGAGGCCGTACTTCAGCACCTCCTCGCCGGTGGGCTCGCGCAGGATCAGGACCTGCACCGTGTCCTGGCCGACAGTGATGGGCTTGGCGAGCGGGTGCTCCAGCGGCCAGTCGATCTCACGCGGATCGCGGGCGGGGATTGCGGTGTCCGTCATCGTCGCGCTCACAGCTCGTCACAGGAGAGGCCGCCCCAGTTCACCCCGACCTTGCCGTCGCCGGTGCTGATCTCGTGCGCGGCCTCGGTCCAGGCGCCGGACAGGACGTAGTTCTTGCCGTTGGCGAGCTCGGCGGTGACGGTCACGTCCACCATCGCGTCCAGCTCGGCGATGCTCAGGCCGGCGGTGGTCGAGAGGTCGGCCTTGATGAACGGGACGCGCTGGGTCTCGATGTAGCCGTGGACGCCGTCCTGGCCGGCCACGCCCTCGCGCTTGATCCGCGACGGCGAGACGATGAACGATCCGCGCAGGTCGTACTGCTTGCCGCCGGCCTTCAGGTAGGCGGTGCCGCCGATCTTCTGACCCATGTCGGGGCCTCCAAAGAAAAACCCGCCACGACGGGCGGGTCAGGTTGCGGATGAGGTGGAGGACCGATCAGGTGCCGGAGGCGCTGAGCGGAAACTGGAGCCGGAACTGACCCTTGATGTTCAGCCGGCGCAGCTGGTTCACGATGTCCGGCGGATCCAGGATCTCGACGGTGTTCGACTCGGTGTTCGACCGCGTCACCGAGAGGTTGGCGATGTACAGCGCCGCGTTCTCGACGAGGCCGTCCGCCTCCATGTCCCGGTACTCCGAGACCAGCTCGGCCTTGATCATCAACGGCGTGACGATCGGCTTGCCGGCGCCGAACTTGGTCCCGTCGTTGGCGAGCGCGCAGCGCGGGAACTTGTTGGTCAGCGCCTGGCGTACCCGGGTGTAGCGCTCGTCGAGGGTGGCGAGCGTGGTCACCAGCTCGTAGGCGTTGTCGGCCTGCCCGTAGGCGTTCTTCTGGTAGTTCGTCTGCTCGCGCAGGATGATCGGCTGCCCAGTGGAGCCGCCGTAGACGTCGGTGCCCTGGATGGCGATGCCGACCTGGGCGAGCGCGTTCAGCTGCGCCTTGTTCCAGCGGTAGTCCGCCGGCGCCGGCAGCACGCCGATCAGCGGCAGGGTCTGGAGGGGCTGCGCCGCGTAGGCGTTGATCGAGAACGCGGCCGCCGCCGTGTAGGCCGCCGTCCACTCCCAG